CGTCTTCAATCTCGCCCTCTGCTTTCTTAGCCGCAGAAGACTCTTTAGACTCAGAAATCTCGTGTTTCTCGGACTTTTCCGCGCCCATAGAGTAGTAGGCAACGTCAGAAACAGCGGAAGAGTCGAGCGTCTTATAGAGACTACTGACTATTTCTCCTATTTTATTAGCAGAGTCGTTCGTTTCCTCTTTAATCCTTCCCAAATCTTCCACGAATCGACTAAGCTTCTGCTTGTCCGTAGAATCGGGAAGATCGACTATAGAGTCTTGAAGCATCTCTACTCTTTTAGTAACATCCTCGTCGCTAATAGTGGACCTTTTGAGAACTAAGTCAGATACTTGTTCTACAAAGGGCTTCTCGCTATCGAGGACGCCGAGCATTTTACGCACTGCGTAAATAAGTCCACTCTTGCGCATCGGTATATCTCCTATACTATCTAATATACAAGCAGCGGAACCTCCACGGCCTCTCGCTGTAATCGCTAAATGATTAACACCTGTAACTTCTTTCATTATAACTTGAAAAGATTCTCCCGAAGGAGCTACTCCGTCTTCCCAATCGAAAACTGCCGTGTACCCTGGCGAAACCTCTATAACCTTGCGATAGTAGGCTCTAACGGCTGCATTGTCTATAATAGTTAAAGTAGACTTAACTACTACTTCTTTGTTATCTTTTGTCATATCTATAGAAGCAGAATCGCCCGTAAACCCAACCGCGTAAGTCTTAAAGTTAGACCCGTCAATCATAACAGGGGGATGTTCTAGCGTGAGAGGTAAGTGCGTATACATGCTTACTGCTCTTGCAAGAACGGTGGCTGGTCTATAAATATTAAAAACCCGAGTCCCTTCATAGCGGGGAGGCGCAGCCGTCAATCCAAGACTCGGGAGTTCATCCTTAGTATAGCGGTATATCCCGCTCTTAGCTATTGTGACATTTTTAAGCAGTTTATCTGGCATCACACTTTCTCCCAATGAAACCCATACGCTGTTTTATTTTTATCTCTTAGAGCTAAGCTTATATATACCCGTAAGGTTCGGCCATTACTCTTTACCCTCTTTACTAATAGAGGTCTTCGCGTCTTTAGAAGGTTTGTACCCAGGTTTAGCAGGATTAGCCCCGTTGCCGTTCGTCTCGTTCGCTTGATTAGGCTCGGGGTTCTCCGTCTCAAGACCGTTCATAATCTCTTCACTTACGTCGATTTCCGGCATAAACTTACGAGCCATCACAACAGCATCATGTACGTTGATACCCGCTGTAACGAACATATTAATACCAGAACTAAACTTCTCTAACATCTTGCTACGCTCTTCGCTGGATATCACATCGGGACTATCGAACGATATACGCACGCTATCCGCTTTCTTGAACTGCTCGGAATTGATACCAAAGCAAGAAGCGATCAGTATCTTAACGATGTTACGATAAGAAGGAATCACCGCATTGTTTATGTTGCGTATCGTTTCGGACTGCTTTAACGTAGAATCGTTCTTGCTGTCAGAGAATCCGGTAGCTTGCGTATGAAAAAGAACAGACTCAGGAATACCGCAGTTCGCCGCTATGTCCTGGCGAAGAGCCATATTAAGATCAGCAAAACCGTTGAAGTCTCGATCTATACTCTTCAACTCTCCATAGGAGTTAATCGTAAGAGGATTGGTCATAGACCACGCACGAAGAAGCGCATTGTTGTTCTGCGCAAACTGCGCAGCGTATCCAGGGCCGTTCTGCGCGATAATACCGTCAAGAGGAATCGTATGAACGAGGAGACTTAACTGTTGCCCAATAATGGGCACAGCCGCTATAAGAACTTTATACGCTATCAGACTCTTTATATACGATTCATAGTCAGAACGTCCCCACCCAAGCTGCCGTAACGCACCCCAGTAAGGCAACATGATAGGTCTGACGATCGCCATTCGCTCATGGTTAACACGAACGCCAGCAAGGGGTATCATATACGTATCGGGAGATAGATAGTCCTTAGCGGTAATGTTCCAGTTAGGAACCATTATCGAGTTCCAACGATCCCCTTCTACAAAGTAATCTATACAATCCTTATCTACGATCTTCTCACTTACTAACTGCTCCATCGGCATATCAAAGGTATCGGGACGGTCACTCTTGAACACAGGATAGCAGAACGCGCCACCGTATATAAGACCATCTCTATCAGTATGCTCTAACTGCTGGTCGAAGCCTACAGAGTTAGCGTACTCCTTAAGAGTAAGCCTATCCTCTTCGGATAAGCCAGTCTTCTCAGAGTTACTAGCGAAATTATACCCGTTAAGAAGTGCTCCCTGGCACTTTTTGTCAATTATGATTGAAGCAATTCCGCCAGATGCGTAGTACGAAGTACACTCGTTCGGACTCATAGATACAGGAGTATAAGCCATCCCAAAGGTACCTGGATCGAACCCCGTTACGCCAATACCCGTAAGAGCGTTGTAGTAACCGTCTTGAACTTCTTTACTATTAGGATTCTTGCCGCTCTTAATAGCGTCAAGAATGAACTGCATACTCTTAGACCTGTCGCCCATGACTTTAGCAACGTCAGGCATGACAGAGGTCATCTTCTTCTCTGCATCAGCTAAAGAGTTGTAACAACCCTCTCGTCTAAGGTTATCCTTAACAACAGCATACTGTAAATCGCGGTAGTTGTCTATCTCGGAAGTCGTAAATCCCATAAGATCAACATAGGAGTCCTCTACGATATCCGCAGAACACTTCTCATGTTCTGCGAGGTTAGAGTAGAGTTCTTTCCATAAGCTGTCTTTGTCAAGCCCTTCGGCTATGGCATGGAATGACTTACGTGGCATCGGGTGTCCTTATCTTACCGTTTCTCCAAGAGGAGTTTCCTAGCTGCCACAGTTCCAAGAACGCTGGCTCACTGCTAACTTCTCTTGTTAGTCCGTACTCATAAGCATCGCAAACATGGTCAGGGGCTAATTCACCCTTTCCCTTCTCGGGCTTTCCGCTATCGTCGAACTGACGTACTCTTAAACCTGTATCTAAGTCCTTAGCTGCATAGCACACTTTAGAGTGCTCTGTGTTAAACATCTTGTTAACAAAGAACGTTCTTTCAGATACGGATGGATTAGTAGCTGCCATCCTTAACTGTATACCCGCGTTCAGTATCTCGGAAGTGTAACCTGCCATTACATCTTTAGATGAAGCGTCAGGGAACCAGTATATATCATTAGTACGATACTTGGACCTTATCAAGTTAGGCGCGTTGCCTATGTTAGGAAACTTGAAGTTCGCCACTGCGTAGAGCGTCTTGTCTCTCTTAACTAAAGCCACACCTTTACTAAATCCGCTATTGAAGTCCTGGCCTATGAAGATATCTTCATTACCCTGTACGTTGATATCCGGTACATAGTCCCTATCAGGATTATAGTCACCGTATACTCTTCCAGTGTTCAAGTTAACAAAGTAACCATCGAGATACGCAAGGCGCTCGTTGTCGTTATACACGGAATAAAGTCGCTTTACATATGACGGAGGTAACGTGGTGTTATCCTTCGTCGAAGCACGTATCTTTATAAAGTGCTGCTTAGACTCTTTCAAGTCTTCGATGATCTTATACGTTCCACGATAACCCTGTGCGGTAGTCGTGAACACGCTAAATGGTATTCTACCATCGGGCAGCGTTACTCGCGTTCTCTCTTGCACCGCTTTGAACACAGCAAGAGCCTTCTCCAAAGGAAGCTCGTCTAACTCGTCGCACACAGAGATAGAGAAGTTGTACCCGTACACATCATCAGGATGTTCCATCGCTACAAGTATAAGCTCTACAGCTCCTACCCTAACGATGTTCTCCTGCTTGTCGAACGCATACGGCAGACCAGCGGAGATAAGCAACCGTATTAAATCTCCTATCAATGTCTTTCTTAAGAACGTTATCGTGATTCCCATTACACCAATTCGGATAGGGTAATCAAAATAGCGCTCTATTAAAGACATTAACAGGTACACGTCAGCAGAGGTCTTTCCAGCGGAATACCCCGCTATAAGAAAGAAGTACTCACAATCGGTATTTATATATGGACGCTCGATAAGTTGCTGCTGGTGCCTAAAGAGCTTAATCCGTGTCGATTCCGGCATCGGGCTTAAACTCCTCTATGTTGTCGTCGTCAGTACTCCCTAGCGTCTCAAACGTTATAGTGAACTTCTTCTTATCCCCGCTACCTATACCAGTGATGCCATCACCAAACCGACCCTTGTCGATCTTCGATAGTTTCCACCTAGCCTCAGTAGAGATACCGCGAGGGATATTTATAGCCATAGCTGCATCGACTTGTTCAAGACACTTCGCCACTTCTTGCTTCTGCCAGAAGTCGCACTTACGCATAAAGGTTTCGTCCGCCTGTAGGGCCTCTATTTCAGAAGCGGTGCAGTCAGACGCGATGAGTGAGGAGTACACCTCCATGCCAAGCTTTATGAACCGCTCAGCAAGGCTTGTCTTCTGCCGTAGTTCCATCGTTAACCTTTATAAACAAGTCCTAGTCAGCCTCAGTAAAGTCTACGTAGTAAGACTTACCGGGCTTAAAGCTGTTAGCAGTATCCGCAAGAAGAACACCAAGATTTATATTTCCGCCAGGAGTATACTTATAAAAAGCGTCGTTCTCCGCACAGCCAGAAGTAACTGGCACAAGGGATACGGAACTCACGTCGCTACCTAGTGTGATGGAGTCACACTTAAACTTTGATCTTACCATCTTCGACCTTTATGAACTTGCAGTTAACACACTGCTTTCTCTCGGGATCGCAAAGACCCATAAACCCAAAGCGGTTGCTTATCTCTACCTCGTAGTAGATACACACGTCGCAGATATCCATTTCCTTGTGCATAAGGATTTCTGGATACGCTGCAACGTTAACACGCTTAGACGACCGGAGTTCCGGCATTGTCGGAGGCCGCAGCCTGCGCGCCCGAAGCCGAGGCATCTTTTGCCTCTTCTTTCTTAACCTCTGCCTCTACGATAACTTCCGCTTTAGCTATGTAGTCACGAATAGCCTTAAGCGCCGTATGAGCAACGACAATCAGCTTTTCCATTTCGGGGTCCGACTTAATTTTCTTGTCTATAAACTCAGCAACGTCTACCACAGAGTCAAGCGCCCAATCAATAGCCTCGAATCCAGCAGCCTTGATCTTCTCTTCGGTAGACTTAAGAATCCCTTCAAATGCCATATGTCGCTCCTCGGATGGCGCTCGGCGAACGACAATCGTCGCTTCATGCCCGTCCTATGTATATACTACCATATGCAGCTAAATACCACAAGTAGCCTATATCGAATTACCCCTATATAAGGAGCGGCGCATGTCGATTGTTATATATCTCGTATACATTAATTATATTTTCGAGTTACGAATATTTTAGGAGGGTCTCCATAAGAGGAGTGTCTATTGACGATAGTCAAGGATACTTGGGTCTATTAAGTAACTCGTATCAATAATTAAGTGACGTTCGCCGTTTGTCGAGTGCGGGGGAGGCCATATAGGGATTTCTCTATACTGTCAAGAGGGGAGTACGACACATGGCGCTTGGCGCTTGTCAAGTGGCAATCGTAAAGAATCGTATAGCGTACACTGTACAGCATATGCTATACAACAGGCATCATGCGTCAATCGTCAATCGTCGTGTGC